CTGTTCTTGATTATATGGATGTATATAAAAGATTTACAGGCAATAATCTTGAACGGTATACATTAGATTTTGTATCAAATTATGAATTGGAAAAAGGTAAAATTGATTATTCAGTTATAGCGGAAGATTTACGGGATTTGTATTATAAAGATTGGGATTTATATGTTAAATATAATATTATTGATGCTTATAGAGTTCATGAATTGGAGGAGAAACTTGGTTATATAAAGTTAATACAGAGTTTATCTTTATTATGTAAAGCTCCTATGAAATATTATAATTCAATGACTCAACTTATTGAGGGATATATTTTAACTTATTATAGACGACATAATATGTGTGCTCCTAGATTTGAAGGAGGAACACAAGAAACATTTCCCGCAGCGGTTGTAAAAGAACCTATGGTTGGAAAATGGGATTGGGTTATTGATCTGGATATTGTGTCATCTTATCCTACTGCTGTTGTTACATTGAATATGAGTAATGAAACATATTATGGGAAGATTTTAGGTTATTCGGAAGATGAAATAATAAAATTTTCCATAAAGAATAAATTTGACAGTTTCATTTATGTTAATAAAGATGGTAAAGAAATTGAAATGAAAGATGAGTTATTAGATAAGTTTAATAAAATAGTTAAGAAAAAATTGATTAGTATTGCACCATGTGGTGTATTATTTAATAATAGTAAACCAGGTATATTAGCGGAGGTAACAAGGGAATTATTTGCACAAAGAGTTGATATTAAAAATAGAATGTTATCACTAAGGAAATCTGGTAAAACTGATGGTAAAATGGGTGAACTAATATCACAATTACATTCACATCAAACATCTATTAAAATTATATTAAACTCACTTTATGGTATTACTGCTGTCCCTTATAGCAGATACTTCAGTCCCGATATTGCAAAGTCAATAGTTTCATGTGGTCGTGTTACAAGAGCTTATGGTGAGAAGTTTGTTAATGAGATTTTAAATAGTAATAATAAAGATTTAAACACGATAATTGATAAATTGAAAATTGAAATCGGTGTGTAATTTTACATATGTTAAGACAAAAAAAATTAAAGATTGATTATGATTTTGTTAATAAAAGTTTTAAAAAAGAAGGATACTCTTTATTAAGTAAAGAGTATGTAAATGGAAATTCATATTTACATTATATTTGTCCCAATGGTCATCAACATAAAACAAAATGGGGTTCTTGGAAACAAGGTAATAGATGTCCTTTTTGTGTACATGATAAAAGAAGATTAACATATGAAAAAGTTAAGAAAAGTTTTGAAAAAGAAGGTTACACACTAATTAGTAAAACATATGTAAATAGTAGGTCATATTTACATTATATTTGTCCCAATGGGCATAAACATAATATTAGATGGAATAATTGGCAGCGGGGTCAAAGATGTTTTGTTTGCACAAATACAAAACCAACATATGAAAAAGTTAAACAAAGTTTCACTAAAGAAGGGTATATTTTATTAAGTAAGGATTATAAAAATTCACGTCAATATTTAGAATATAAATGTTCTAATGGACATCAACATAAAATTACATTTGATGGTTGGAAACGAGGCATAAGATGTCCCTTTTGTGCATATGATAGAAAAAGATTAACATATGATTTTGTAAAAGAAAGTTTTGTTAAAGAGGGGTATATTTTACTTAATAAAACATATAAAAATAATCGTTTATATTTATATTTTATATGTCCAAATGGTCATAAAAATAAAATAAAATGGGGATACTGGAAAAGAGGCATTAGATGTAGTAAATGTAATATTAAATGGTCAAAATCTGAAAAGGAAATTTACAATTATATTAAAAAAATATATAATGGAGTTATTATAGAAAATGACAGGTCACTTATTAAAAATCCTAAAACTGGTTGTTATTTAGAATTAGATATTTGGTTACCGGAATTAAATAAAGCCATTGAATATGATGGTACATATTGGCATAGTGATGTTGAAACTAAATTTAGGGATAGATATAAAGCACAATGGTGTAAGGACAATAATATTGATTTATTAGTTATAAAAGATACACAATGGATTAAAAATAAAGATTGGAACATGATTAGTAATTTCATAAGAGGATAATATGCAACAAGATTTTGTGATATATTCTGATACAGACTCTCTTTTTATAGGTATTGGTAATTATATTAAAAGTAAAATAGGTAATAAATGGGATGATGTATCCGATGATGTTAAAATAAGATATATTAATGAAATTGCAAATGTAATATCTAATTATGTCAATGACAAGTGTTATAAAGATGTGCAAAAAGGCATTTATCATTCTGTTGTTGATGATTTTAAGATTAAATGGAAACAGGAGATTATTGCAAAATCTGGTATATTCTTAGCAAAGAAGCATTATGCATTGTGGAACGTTGATGAGGAGGGAGTTAAGGTTGATAAGATGAAATCAACAGGAATTGAGATTGTTCGGAGTGATACTCCTTCCGCTATAAAACCGTTTTTAACAGAAGTTGTGGAAAGTATTTTACGTGGTATTTCTGATAATGATTTAAAGAAAATGATTAATAGACATAAAAAGGAATTATTTAGTGTATATCCTGAGGAGATTGCTGTAAATATTTCTGTTTCTGATATTGAGAAATATGTTACTGATAATAATAAGATTCTAAAGGGTGCACCTTGGCATGCTAAAGGTGTTGCTAATTATCGGTTGCTTTTAAAGCATCTTGATGTTGAAAATAAGTATGAAAACATTACATCTAAAACAAAGGTTAAGGTTGTTTATTTAAAGAAGAATATTTTAAAGATGGATTCTGTTTCTTTTTTGAAGTGGCCTGATGAATTTGATTCTGTTGTACAAATAGATTATCAGAAACACATTAACAAATATTATGAGGAGAAGGTCAATGTGTTTCTGAAACCTATGAATAAAGATTATTTGTTATCTACTGAGTCATCTGCTTTGGACTCGTTTTTCTAGGAAAAAGTTTTCTAATTTAATATTTTCTATTTTTATTTTTTCTATTGAACTAATTAGTATATCTTTTAATGATTTATTTTCCCGTGAATTATTTTGTGGATTATTTTCATTAAATTCTTTATTGTATTCCATAACAAGATATGGTATTCCATTTTCATCATCTTTATGGGGGAATTTCATTTCAAATTTTATAATTCCCGAATGCATACTTTCCAATCTAATAAAAATATTAGCTACATTTATAAAATTTTTAGTTTTTCCACATTGATATGCCATGTAAAATTGACCTTTTTCATCTTTTTTTATGGTTATTCTTTCTTTTACATCTTCCCATTTTTCAACTCCAAATATTTTTTGTAAAGCTTTTTGTGTTACAGCATTACTTCCCGCTACTAAATTTTCAAATCCTTTTACTATATCTTCAAGAGGTATTCTTTCCTTTGTTAGTTTTACAATTTCATTCATCATTTTTTTATCTTCACCCATTGTTTTAACAACATTGTTTATATATTCAGTTTTTTCTTTATCATATTGATCTAATATTTTTTTCCCCTTTTCATGTTTTTTGAAATATAAAGATAATGCTTTTCTTCTATAATGTGGAGGAAGGGATCCATCTTTATTTGTTTTTAATGTTTTATCTGCAATTTTTTCTTTAACAAATTTATTAAAATTTTTCTTTTCCGCTTCATTTTTTAGGAGTTCTTCCAATTTACTATATGCATCATCTGTAATATTTTTAAATTTATTATAGTTTATTTTACTTATATTTATTCCAGATTCTTCCATTCTTTTTATTACATCTTGTAGTCCACCGTTATATAACATTGCTTCAAATGATTTTTTCAATGATATTTCAATCATTCTATATTCACCTGTTTTAGGGTCTCTTATTTTAAAAAATGTATCTACTGTACTAGTTTTTTTGTCATAATATCCCTTTGACATAGCTTCTACTGTTTCTTTTCTATCCCAGGATGCTCTGACTATAATTTCACTTACATCGTTTATTTCAGGATAATGTTCTTTTGCTATTAAATTCATTGCAGTTCTTGTTGCATAAGCACTTTCTAACCATTCCATTGTTAATTGATAATTACTATCAATATTTCTCATTTTTGTTGCTGATATTTTTCCCTCTCCATATCTTTTCATTAAATGTTTTTTTATTTCTTCATATAATTTTTCAGCTTGGTCTGGAGGTAATGATACTAAAAACATTGATAATAATTCACCTGCTTGTGATTGTATTGTTCCAGCTCCTGATTGTCCTTCAATACCAGTAAACTCTGATATTCTTTTCCATTTATTTGCATTTTTAGCGTTTAAAAGTCTGGTAAGTGTATCAACATCTTTTTGTGGGAATTTTGATAGATATTCTTCATCTATAATATCATTAAGATGTATTCTATCTTTTGCTGATATGAACATATCTTTATGTTTATCCATATACTCATCATTATCACCATAACTTTCTTCCCATGCTTCCATATCAGTTTCATCATCATGATTTTTTTTAGTTGGTTTTTCATCTGATGTTTTTTCACCACTTGTTTTAGATGTTTTACTTGTTATTGGTTGTTTCTTTTTATCCATTATTTGTTGATATAATTTTTTATCTATGCCTTTTACTGGTATATCATTAAGTAACGCACCTTTTATTTCATAACCTTTATATATTGGGGCATCTTCACCACCTATTTGAAAATTTGTATTATTTCCTATTTTTTTAATATTTCTTTTCTCATAAAATTCTTCCCAACTATCAAAGTTATATACTCTGCCACCTTTTATAGTTTTATCACTATAACTATATTCTTCATTTTTCATCACATCAATAAATTTTAATTTATCCATTTGTTAACTCCTTTTATTCTTTTGGTGTTGTTAATATATATTTTTTCGCGGGATTTATCACAAGATTAGCTGATTTGATGAAATTTCTATTTAATAAAACGTCAGCTATATATCCAGCTCTATTTGATAATGCAAATTTCATATCATTATATATTTCACCCATAAACTCAACTGTTAAACATATAACAGGTCTTTTTTCAGTTTTATTTTTAAGACCACCAACTTCAATATCTTTTACATCTTCTAATGTATTCATATATCTATTACCATTTAAATGCCATATAATTTTATTACCATCTTTTATTTCCCATGAATCAGCATGAATAGATGGTATTGCTCCATTTCCAGTATCAAATTTAGCTGATAAATAACCAATACCATTTACTTTTATTTTTTCAACAAATCCACATTCAATGGTTTTTTTAGTCCAGTTTTTTCTATTTGATATATAATCAATAACCATACCAACTATATTTTTACCAGTTGCTTTTTCTATACCTTCTGTTCCAGGTGAACTATTAACTTCTATGATCATCGGTGTATCACCATTCATCATCATATCAACACCTGACCATGTAGCATTCATAGCTTTAGCTGCATATATTGCAATTTCTTCTTGTTGTTTTGTTAATTTAATTTCTTCAATTTCACCACCTAAAGAATAATTAGATCTGAAATCATCTTTTATTTTATATCTTTTCATAGCTGCTATGACATCATTACCTAATACATGAACTCTTATATCATAATCAGATTCAATATATTCTTGAATTAATATTTCAGTTTCATCACTTATTTTCCAAATCGTTTGCATAGTTGATTTTAAACTAGGCCAATCGTTAGCAGTGAATACACCGACACCTTTTGAACCAGTTAATGTTTTTAAAACAACTGGAAAATTATTACCAACCTTTTCAAATGCTATTTTCATACCATTTTCATTTGATATTAAGGCTGTTTTAGGAACAGGAATATTAGCATCAGCTAGTTTTAATATTGTTCGAAATTTATCAGAACATTGTTCTATTGTATTGCGGTGATTTATACAAAAAATTTCATGTCGTTCTATTTGTGAAAGGAGGTCAATACATGATTTTTTCTTTGATACACTTCCCCTGACAAAACATACCGTATTATTTTTATCTAATATAATAATACCATCATTTTTAACATTTTTTAATATGGGTATATTATATTCATCACGTTCAATATAGGAATCTTCTGCAAACACAACATGACATTCTATTTTTCTTTTTACACATTCATTTTTTAATCGTTTTACTGTCCTATATGTGTCATCCTCATCACTTTCTTTTTCTTTATGTGTAGTGAGTATTATGACCTTGAACTTGTTTTCATTTTCAACGATGAATTTATTTAATCTCATTTATTTTTCCTGTTTAGTTAAGAATTTTAAAAATGGACATTTACCATCCCTATCTTTATTTCTTCTTCTGCCTAATCCTAAACCAATACCAACTCTTCTTGACATTCCTAAATTTGGTTTATATTTAGCAATATCATCGGTTACTGTCCCATCTTCCGAAATATATCTAAAAAATTTCATTTTGTTACCTCCGACAATATATATAACTATTTATAATTATAATAATAATTATTATATTTATCTTTATCTTTATTTATTGATTCTTCCACAGCTGCTTTTATATTTTTATTAACAGAATGGTTTATAGCATTATTAACAAATATATATGACACTGTCATTAAACTAAATGTAATTAATACAATGGTAATCATAGTCATTGTTTTTGTTTTCAATTCCTTAACCATATCACTTATTTTATAAAGAATTTTGTTTTGTTCATTATATCTTTTTTCATTTTCCCTGTCTTGTTTATCACATATATCTTTTCGAAATTCATGTGCTTTAGTTTCCATATTTTTAATACATTCTGTAATATCTTTGTGGCTGGGTGATGATGTTATTGCACGTATTAAATCATTAACAGCTAATGTCAAATCTTTTATTGCTAATGTATTCGTTTCGACAGATTTTTGTGTTTGTTCAAATATCAATTTAACAATATCAGCGGGAACTTGTGTATGTTGTTTTTCATCTGTCATATTATTTATCCTTCCATTATTAGTGTTTGTATTAGTTCATGTGATTTTTTAATGTTATCCTTTATGTCAACATTATGTTTTTTCATCATGTTACAAAATATTTCATTTTGTGTTTCTATATATTTTTTTATTTTATTATTATAATCATTTTTTATTCTCATCAAATTATTTTCTAGTTCTCTATTTTTTGTAACATCAAATATTGTTGATAATACACATTTACGATTGTTGAAACTTATTAAATTGCATGAAATGACTACATATTTTGTTTTACCATTTTTTTTATAATTTATTTTATAATTATCAACTTCACCTGTTTCTTTTAACATTTTTGTTATTTCATTTATATCACCCATTGTTATGTTATCACATTTTATTTGTTCTCCTATTACATCATTACTTAATAAATATTTTTTAAATGAATCATTTGTTTCGACATAAACTCCTGTTTCATAATCAATAATACACATTGGGACTGGATTTTCATGGAAAATTAATTTAAAGTTTTTTCTTGTTTCCTTTTCTAATGTAATATCTTCAATATTTTTAACGATAATATATTCACCTAATATTGTATCTACATTATTAAAAATTTTATTTGTCCAACAGTATAAAACTGTATCTGTTCCAGGTATTATTCTTTCACCTGATATTGCATTTTCATAATATGTTAAATTTTTATAATATTTTTTAGCTTCATCATATCCACGAAGAACATCAACTAATCCAGGTGTTCTTTGTCCATATATAATATAACTATATTCAAAATCCCCTTTTCCTATGGCATTTTCTTTTTTAACTCCCGTGAGTTTTTCAATTTCCTTATTCCATAATATTATTTTACCACTATTATCCAATGCAAATAAAGAATATGGTAAATTATCAACAATATTATAATAGATCCCATCCATATTTTAATCCCCCACTTTGAACAAATATCACTAACTATTTATATAATTTTTCATAAATATAAGTATATGAATTTAAAATAGGAGTTAATTATGCCTACACCAAAAAAGAACGAAACCCAAGACGATTTTGTTGCTAGATGCATACCATATCTTATGAAAGAAAAACCTGGTATGAAAAGTGACCAAGCAGCAGCAATTTGTTATTCAATTTGGGACAGAAAAAATGAGGATAAAATAGAAAATAGGATTGATAAATTATTAGGTGAATAAAATGTCGTTCATGTCTTATATTAGTAAAGGTAAAAGAAGATATGAACCTGTTAATAAAGATAAATACATAGGTAATAATTTACCTGTTATAAGAAGTGAATGGGAACATCAATTTATGAAATATTGTGATTTTAATCCCAGTGTAATAAAGTGGTCATCTGAAAGTGTTGCAATACCATATTATAATCCTGTTAGAAAAAAACAATGTAGATATTATCCCGATTTTTTAATAAAGGTTAAAGATAAATATGAT